AACAGCAACAGATAATAATGCTGTATTTATTGGAACAAATGCTTCAACAATTAATACTGGTACAATAAATAGTGTTGTAATCGGTGGTGGTACAAATATTATATCAAGTGGTTTAACAGGTGGTGTTATTATTGCAAGTAATTTATCAACACTTAACGCAACAAAATCTGCTATTATTGCTGCCGATAATTTTACATCACCAAATTATACACAAACACTTTATAGTAGAGATGGTTATCACGATGCATTTCATACTATAACAACAGTAAATAATACAACAACAACAATATATTCATTTACACCAAATACAAATGGTGTATGGGTAGTAGAAGCTAATGTAACAGCATTTAGAACAGCTACAGGTGATGCGTTAGGTGCAAAGGTGTTTGCTACATTTAAAGTAATTGGTGGTGTTGTAACACTTGTAGGAGCACAAACACTTGATAGAAAATCAAACTTCCCAGCTACTGTTACTGTAGCTTTAAATACAAATGGAACAATCATTAGATTACAAGCTACTGGATTAGCTGCTGCAACTATTGATTGGAGAAGTTCATTAACAATAACAAAATAAAAACAATAATATTATGCCAGATTTTTTTAATAACGAAATAGTAAATGGGTTATTTACAGACCCAACAGATATACTATTTGTACCTAATGGAGTAACAGCTTTAACACTTACTTCAAGTGCCGCAACATTTGGTGTTCCACTTGTTGGTAATGGTTCTGGATTAACAGGTATTACAGCAAGTTCAACACCATTCACTGGTGGAACTGTAACTGGAACTACTACATTTACTGGTAGTTTATCAGCAACAACTTATTTAGGTTTACCAACTGATATAAGGGTAACTGGTGGTACTTATTCAAATGGTACAGCTACTTTTACTAATAATACAGGTGGTACATTTAATGTTACAGGGTTTTCTACACCATTCACTGGTGGAACAGTAACTGGTTCAACAACATTCTCAGCTGGATTATCAGCATCAACAATATCTGCAACAACATTTTATGGTTCAGCTACTGGTATGACAGAACAACCAATTACTGGTTTATATTCAGCATTTGCATCACTTGCATATTATGATTATGGATTAACAGCAATTGCATATGGAACACGAGCACTTGCAGCTAATGAAATTATATTTAGCCCAATGATATGGCCAGAGCAAGTAACTTTTGATAGAATTGGAATAAATATAACAGCAACTGGAGCAACAGGAACGATGATTAAATTCTGTATTTTTGACTCAGATGCAAATGGTATTCCAAATAATCTTATTTATTCATCAACAACAGCTTCAACGACAACTACTGGGTTCAAAGAAATTACACAAACACTTACTTTCAATAAGAATGTGAAATACTGGTGTGGAGTTCAAAGTAATGGTATATGTACAACCGCAGCGATTGCATTGACAAGTTGTTATAACTTAGGTTCAATGACCAATCCATCCAATGCTCCAACTTGTTCTATAAGAGTAATTCTTGCCAATTTTAATTCACCAGCAAACTTTGCTGCGGTTGGAACTTGGGTTGCAAGTAAATCATCACTAATACCACCAGTAGTTAAATTTAGAAAATCATAAAGATATGGAAACAAGAATAGATACAAACGAAACTTGGAATGAAAATGGAAAATTAATTTCAAGAGTAATCATTGAGGTTATAACTGATGATGATGGCCAAGTTGTTGAGAAGATATTAAGTGTTGAAGAATTCTAAATAAACATCTTCAACAATAAAAACATTTAAAATAAAACAATGGCAGAAATTAAGATTAAAATAAATACTGATGCAACACCAATTAAGGATTTGTTAAAAAATCTTGATGGAGTCAATTCTGAATTAAAAGAAATAAATTCATCAACAAGTCTTGAAAACATTGCTAATGATGCTGATAAAGCTGATACAGCAACAAAATCTCTTAAAACACAATTAAGAGAAATGACTCAAGAGTTACAGGGCTTGGAGCCAGGTACTCAACGCTTCAATGACTTAACAATTGCTGCTGGTAAGCTTAAAGATACAATTAAAGATACCAACGCTGTTATTAATGCAACAGCTGGTTCTGGTGTTGAAAACTTATCTAAAGGATTAGCTGGTATTGCTGGTATTGGTATTGCTGGTTTCCAAGGAATTGCATCAGCCCAAGCTATCTTTGGTGTCGAATCAGAAAAGCTTCAAGAAACTCTTGTTAAGTTACAAGCACTTGCTGGTTTATCAGATGCAGTTAAATCACTTGGAGGATTAGGTGATACAATTACTGATATTAAAGCTTCGTTTAACGCATTTGGTGCTGATGTACTTAAAGCTGGTGTTAAATTAGGTATTTTAAATGTAACAAAAACATCTACAATAGCTTTAACTGAAGCTGAAATTGCTGCTAATTTAGCATCATCAACAGCTAAAAAAGCAGAAACTGTTGCAACAGAAGGTGCAACTGTTGCAACATATAGTTTAAATACAGCAATGTTATTAAATCCTGTATTTTTAATAGTAGCTGGAATAGCTGCTTTAACTGGTGCAATGATTTATTTCTCTGAAGAAACAGAAACTGCTGAACAATTCAATGATAAATTAAATGAAACTCTTGAAAAGCAACAAGGAATTCTTGATAGACAGATTGAAAAAACAACAAGAGCTGCTGATAATAGAGTTAGTTTACTTCAAGCACAAGGTGCAAGTGAAAAAGAAATATTCGATGCTCAACAAAATCTATTAAGAAAAGAAGAAGATGGTAGATTACAACAACTTCAACAAATAGAATATGCTAATTCAAAAAGATTACAATCTTTAAATAACGCATTATCTAAAGGTGAAGAAGAAACAGCAAAAGCTATCAAGAAAGAATATGATGCAAATGTTCAAAAATTCAAGGACTTAAGTAACCTTAATGGTCAATATGCTAAGGATAAACAAATATTACAAGTTCAATTTGATACTGACCAAGCTGCTGATGAGAAAAAAGCTGCTGAAGATTTAAGAAAGAAACAACAAGATGCTTATAAGAAAAGATTAGATGACCAAGAAAAATATAATGCTGATAGACTTGCTGCATCAAGAAGAATTAAAGACCTTGAATTAGCTGTTCTTGATGAAGGACAAAAGAAGGATGAATTAATCCAACAAGAAGCTACTAAGAGAGAGTTAGAGGACCTTAATAAAAAGTATGGTGATAGAAAAAAACTAAGTGCTGTTCTTCTTGCTGAAGTTCAAGCATTAGAAATTGGTATTAAGGAACAAGGTAATGATAAATTACTTGAGATTGATAAAAAATATGCTGATAAAAAGTTGGCTGATGATACAAAATTAGCTGAAGATATAAGAAAAAATAAAGAATTAGCTGATGCTTTATATTACGATACTTTAGATAAAATAGTTGAAGAGCAATACCAAAAATCATTAACAGACCAGCAAAGAGAATTAGTTGCTCTTGATAATAAATATGCAAATTTAATTGATTTAGCTAATGGCAATGCTGAAAGAATAAAAGAAATTGAAAAATTAAAAGCAGTTGATTTAAAAGCTATTGATGATAAAGCAACAGAAGATGCTATTGCTAACCAAAGAAAATTAACAGACCAAAGATTACAATTGGCACAAAATGGTTTAGCAGCTGTTCAAGCTATTACAGAATTGTTTGCAAACAAAGGTGAGAAAGCTGCTAAGAAAGCATTCCAAGTTAATAAAGCTGCCGCTATTGCTTCTGCTGTTATATCTACTTATCGTGGTGCTGCATCAGCTTTTGCTGAAACTCCTGGTGGACCTATTATAAAAGGTGTTGCTGCTGGTATTGCTGTTGCTGCTGGTGTGGCGAATGTTGCTAAGATAGCTGCAACAAAATTTGAAAGCGCAAGTGCACCATCAGCTTCAACTCCACCATCTGCATCGTTACCAAGTCCTACAACACCAACATCTTCACCAGCTGCTCAACCACAATTTAATTTATTTGGTCAAGGTAATCAAGGTAATAATGTTGGTCCAAATGGTAATGAACCATCAACTTCTGCAATTCAAGTTAACTCAACAGTTTCTGTAAGCGAGATTAATGCTGTACAAAATAAAGTTGCTGTACAAGAATCACGTTCAACTTTATAACATTAAACAATATCAAAAATTAATACATTTAGAATAAATGATAACAAGTTACGTAACACTAAAATCTAAGATTGAAAGCTTTTGCAATCAACACCTTCAAGTAAAGAAGTTTGGTGGTGAATTTGCTGATGGTATTGGAATCTTTGCAACAAGGGATGAGAAATATCCTATTGTATATGTAACCCCAATATCGCAAACTCTTGGACAAAACACAAGTGTATTTGAGATTGACCTATATTGCTTGGATATTATTGAAGAAGATAGAACAAATATCAACACAATCTTATCTGATACCAATTTAATCTTGAATGACTTCTGGATTTATGTAAGAGACGGACAAGATTATTCAATAGATATTGTTGGTCAACCAACACTTACACCATTAAACAATGCGTTATTAGATTATGCAGCTGGATGGGTTGGAAGATTCTCAATTGAAGTTGATAACTATTGTATAATAGAATTACCACTTAGTGGAAATATTTAAAAAATAAAAAAAAAAGAAAAATTATGAGTTTAGCTAACATTTACAAAACACTATGTGACGGACTTGGACTTGCTCCAGTTAACGGTTCATACGTACAAGCATTAGGAGACTACTTTGGTGTAGTTGATAACCCAAACAGAAGATATGATGATGAGGTTCTTGTACAAGCGTTGATTAACAGCGGTGGACCTGGAACTTCTGAAGTTCTTATCTTTGATACATTCACAGATTTTCCATTAACTGGTAATGATGATTCACTTTATGTGACAAAAGATACAAACGTAATCTACAGATGGGATTCAACTTCTTATCAATTATTAAATTCTCCAACTGCTGTTAATCCAGATGAAGTTGGAACTTCTTATTTTGTTGACCTAGCAACAACTGGAGCACTTAATGCTTGCACATATAATAATGGAACGAGTGGGGTAACTGCAACGCTTACAGGTAATGTTAATGGACAACTTTCACAAGTATCTTTTGTTGGAAAAATTGATAATGTAGCAACTGCTCTTGGTCAAGTTATTTTGGTTAAATCACAGTCTGGAGCAAATAAAAAACAAAATGGAATCTATGAGGTAACAACTCTCGGAAATGCTGGAACTCCATTCGTATTAACAAGAATTGTTGGATTTGATGCCACAGATGAAATTTATCCATCCACAACTTTTGTATCACAAGGTTCAACAAATAAATCACAATATTTTACAGAAGTTACAGTTAACCCAGTTGTTGGAACTGATGACATAGTTTTTGCAGCAGCAACAGTTTCATTACCACAAGCACCAATTAGATTGGTTGATACAGTATTGGAAACATTTCCTACATCAACATATACAAGTGGAACAGCATTTCCTACTTTACCAGGGCTTGGAGCAACACTTGAAAAAACAACAAATGGTGCATTAGGTGTAGTTAATGGTGTTAATATGACAAGCGGTAAAATTATATTAATAAATTTTGGTGGTGGACAAGCGTATAGAAACGGAACTTATCAAGTAACAAATGCTGGTTCAGCAACTTCTAAATGGAAATTAACAAGATTAGATTATTACCAAAATAATATGGGGTCAAACATTAAAGAAATATATGTTTCAAATGTATTATCAACTTATTACGGTTCAAGATATTCATTAAGTACACCAAATCCAATTGTTGCTACAAGTGTTGGAACACCAGGATATTCATTAGTGTTTACAAAAACAAATAATGTTGGTTTAATAGATGGAATAAGTGGAACAATAACTATTGCTGATTCAACTGGAGCATCAAACTTGGTATTAACAGATTTAACTGCAAATATTATTGCACCTTCTCATACTATTTCTAATGCAACAGCTTCAGTTCAATTATCACTTCAAGGTTCTGGTGCTGATTTAGCATTATTACAAGCAAATGATGGTACAACAAATGGGTTTTTACAAATAGATTCACCAAATGCTACACTTGATTTATATAGTGATGGTGATATGTCAATAGAAGGTGTTGGTTCAATAACACTTAATTCTGAATTAAATACAATAGCTATTAATCCAGCATTAGATAAAATAACAATTACAGCTAATGATGGTTCAACAAATGGGTTTTTATCAATTGAAGGTGGTTCTAATGGTGTTAATTTAACACACGATACATATTTAACACTGGGAACAGATAATGGAAATAATGGTATTGAATTTGATGGAGCAAATGCTTCAATGTATACAGTTAATGGTGGTGAAATTACAATGACATCAACAAATGGTGTTACTTTAAAATCACTTGTTGCTGCTGGTAATGGATTCTCATTCAAATTAACTTCACTTCCAGTTTACGCTTCTGATGTAGCAGCTGGTGTTGGTGGTTTAACTACAAATATGGTCTATAAAACATCAACTGGAGAACTTAGAATTAAAATTTAATAAATATGCCAGTATCTTACGGTAAAGATAGTACATCTTGTTTTGCAAGATGGGGTGACCAAGGCCACAAATATTACTACAAATGTGGTAGTGCTTTGTCACGCTCCAGAGCGAAAGCTAAGGCTGTTGACCAAGGTAAAGCAATTGGTGAATTTGGATATAAGGACCAAGTATTAAAGGTATTTAGTTTTATATTTACTAATGAAAAAATTTCATTTGATTATAATGAAACACTTACTAAATCAGATATTCAAGAAAAGGCACTTGAGTATATAAGAACTGGAGCAGATGTTTATATAATTTCTGCAAATAGTAATAAAGAAAAAATGCTTGGTCTTGCAGAAAAACTTGGAATTATTGAATCAAGAGTTTATGCTACTGGTTCTAATAAAGCTAAAGTAGAAAAGATTATTGAATTAAAAATATCAAAACACTACGATAATAATCCAGATGTAATTTCTGAATTAGGAAGTATAGGAGAACTCGTATAATGACACTTCAAGAACTAAACACACAACTTACATCCTTGCTCAAGAGTTACATCAAGAGCAAGGGTTATGTTAGTTCTGGTAAGTTGGTTAATTCAATTCAATTTACAGCAACTGATTCTAATGAGTTAGATATTTCTTTTAATGCTCAAAATTACATTCTTTATCTTGAGAAAGGTAAGCTTATGCAGAATTTTTTTGATTCATCAGATGCTATTGAATTAATAACTCAATACGAAATTTCTAAGATAGAATCTAAGTTTAAGGTTTAAGTTTTTTCATTGTTAAGTAATTCATTACTTGAGTTAATGGAAGGTCTGTAACAGCTTCAATCTTTGTAATATCACCATTTGTAAGCATATCAATAACAAACTGCCAAGAGAACTTAGCTAACTCTTTTTCTTTGGCCTCATCAGCAAGGTCCTCAGCAGATAATTCATCATCTGGGTCAGCATCTTCAATTACTGGTTGAAATACACTTACATATGTATTCATAATATTCTCTTTCCACTTAAGTATATGTTGAATAATACCGAATACATTAGTTATTGGTAAATTATTAAACTCAGTGCTTCGGCTCCAGATATTAATTAATCTATATGGTTCAATTTCTATTGTATTCCAGTCACTTTCTCTTTGTCTTCTATATAATATAGCACAGATTATGTTGATATTTTTATAATAATTATCTTCCATAAAATAATTAATATCAATGAACTCACCAAAGCTTATTGAATCGAGTTCTTTAAAATGATATTCACCTATGATTTTTAAAAAATCAATACTTGGTTGTCTATTGATGAATTCTATAGATTTAAACATATCAGAAATTTCATCAACATCAAACTCATCAAAATATTCTTCATCAACATTTAATAAAGTTGATAATATTGCTATATTCTTTTCATAATTATTTGAAAATTCTAATAAATCAAGTTCGATTTCCCTTAACTCATTAAAAGTATTTACAGTAATTTCATCCCAAGATTTTGGTATATTAATTATTTCCATTGATTAATAGATTAACTTTCTTGATAAGACTTTCGTTGATTACATTAAGGATTGGAATAAGCAATTCAACCTTCTGATTTTTAAAGAACTCTTTTTTGTATAAGATATGTTCTTTTTCAAGGTTTTCAGTTTCTGAGAAATCTTTTCTTGTATATAAGAATGCACATAGAGTTGAAAAATAGTATACATTCTTTTTTATTATATCTTCTATTTTCTTAAGGTCCTTCATTTTTAATTTAAAAGTATCTCCAGAATAACAAGAGTATATTACACCATCAATTTCTATTTCTTTTTGAATCTCACCATCAATTTTGTTAAACTCAAATTGTGTAGTTAATTCTAAAAAAGAATCTACATCAATATTATCTATTACATCTTGGTCAAGACCAATTATTGAAACTATTTCCATCCACTTTGTGAAAATGTTTTCATTTTCTTTTGAAAGAATTAACATTATACACTCAAATTCTTCAATTGTTATTTCAGAAATTGTGTTTCTTAATTCGTATTCTTTCCCGTTAAAATCAATTTTAATCATAATTCTTTTTCTTTAAATGTTATTTTACTTTTGACTGTTTATAGTAAACTTATTCTTTATTATAAATATATAGAAAAAATAAAAAAAACAAACAAATACTGAAAATAAACATTTATTTTATAAATTAATGAATATGTCAAAAGATAAATTAAGTTACAAAATTACTATAGACCCAGAATACGCTGAAAATGGCGAGGATTTAGGTATTGAAATGATTGCGTTTACAAAAACCCCAGCTATCTTAGTTAAGGGTATGGCATTCAATTCACAATCAAGAAAACAAATATTCAACGATAATCTTAAATATCGTATTGCGGCTCCAGCACTTATCCCAATGGAAATCTATCGTAATGACGAAGCTGGTGAATACTATGTTGAGTTTACCAAACAAGAAATTGAAGATATTTATGTAAAATTAATGTCTAATAAACCAGATGCTTTATTTAACCTTGAGCACAATGCTGAAGATAAGGTTGGAGCATTCCTTTTAGAAAGCTGGTTAGTTGGAAAAGATACCAAGGCTGATAGAAGCTATTCTGAGTTTGGTATTGATGTACCAGAAGGAACACTTATGATTGTATCTCAATTTACAGATAAAGAGAGATATGCTGAATTAGTAAATAATGACCAAGTTGGTTACTCTATAGAGGGTTTTCTTGGACTTAAATTAAATAAACACGAAAAAATGAATGAATTAAAATTACCAGATGGTGAACACACTATCGGAGAGAAAATCTATGTTGTTAAAGACGGAGCAGTTGTTGAAGTTAAAGACATCGTAAAAGAAGAAGCTTTATCTGTTGAAGAAGAAGCTGTAATTAAAGATGCTGCTGAAGACATCGCTATTGACGAAGCTAAGAAAGAAGAAATGGCTGAAGACGTTAAAGAGGATGAAGAAGCACCAGTTGTTGAAGATGCTGCTGTAGACATCGCTGACGAAGTTAAACAAGAAGAAATGGCTATTGACCCAATTGCTGACGAAGCTGCTATTCTTGCTGTAATTCAACCTAAGCTTGATGAAATCTATCAAATGATTGCTGACCTTAAAGCAGCTATTGAGATGGATGTTGAAGAAGATGTTGTTGAAGAAGTAATGATGAGCAAACAAGAAGCTTTCAAACATAACTTTGCTGCAATAACAAATTTCTTATCAAAATAAGAAAAACGAACAAATAAACATAATATACATTTATTGTATAAAACTTAAATTAAAAACAAAACAAAATGAACAAATTAAAATTTGACCTTACTGTTGAAACTAACGCATTGTTATGTCCAAACCCACAGGAGTTTTACTCAAAAGCATATATCACAAGTGACATCGCTGATAACTACAGAACACTTCCAGGTATTAAATCTGCTACAAAATTAGCTAACGTTGCTTTTGACAACTTACTTAAAGCGTCTACTTGTAACTTCGTTGCTGGTGACCAATCATTAGATGCAATTGATATTGACGTATGTGCTGTATCTGCATTAGCTGAAGCTTGTCGTTTCGACCTTGAGCAATCATTCTTATCTTTACAAATGGTTAAAGGTTCTAACGCTTCTTTCGAAGTTCCTTCATTTATGGCTTACTACTGGGATGAAATGGCTAAAGAAGTTGAAGCTGAAATCGAACAAATCAGATGGAAAGGTAATACTTCATTAACAGGTACTACATTCTTAAACCTTTGTGATGGTTACGAAAAGAAACTTTTAGCTGACTCAAGTGTTGTTGATGTTACATTAACTGCAATTACTTCTGCTAACGTTATCGCTGCAATGACTGCAATGGTATCTGCTTTACCAGCTGTATTACAATCTAAAACTGGTGACTTGAGACTTTATGTTGCTCCAAACGTAGCTATGGCTTACAGAATTGCTGCTGCATTAGGTAACACTCAATCTTACATTACTGAATCTTTAGGTCTTACTTTCTTAGGAATTAAAATCGTTATCGCTGAAGGTATGTCAACTAACAAAATGGTATTAACAAGAAAATCTAACTTAATCTACGCATTTGATGGTGAAGGTGATTCTAAGGAATTAAAAGCTATCAACTTGGAAGATACAGTTGCTGAACCATTGTTAAGAACAAGAGCAAATATGAAAATTGGTTTCTCTTTCGTGAACCCAACTGAAATCGTTTACTTTAACTAATAACTAAAAAAAACAATAAATAAGAAAAGCTGCTGCATTGGTAGCGGCTTTTTTTATAAACAATAATAAAAACTTAAAATTTAAATAAAATGGCTTGTAATTCAATCATATCTGTTCCAGCTGGTTCTTGTGAAAATAATAGTGGTGGTATCTTTATCGCATACATCGTTGACCAAGATTCTGTATCTGCAACAACAGTTGTTTCTTCTGCTTGGACAGTAACAAACATCGGTTTAGTTGGTGGTGACTTATTTCAAGAGTTCAATTTTAGACGTAACGTAGGTAATACTACTTCAACTCCTACAATTGACTTAGTAAATGGTTCTACTTTCTACCAAAATAACATCACTCTTGCGTTCCACCGTAGAGAAGCTTCTAAGTCTCGTGCTTTGAACATTCTTGGTGAGGGTCAAAGATACTTATCAATCATCATCAAAGATGCTAACGATAAATACTGGTACTACCCATATATGCAATTAAATGGTGGTGACGAAACTTCTGGAACAGCGAGAGCAGACGGAAGTAAATACGAAGTAACATTCACTGGTGAGGACTCTAACAGAAGTTATGAGGTTGACAGCAGCATTATCGCTTCAATCGTTGCCTAATCTTTCCCAAGATTAATTAATAAAAACCCTGTCATTCGATGGGGTTTTTTTATTTATGGCAAACAAAGAATAAACTAAATACATTTAAAATAAAATTAATTGTGATATATATAGCGAAAAATAGTTTAAATAATGTAGTGCTTACACTTAGTGAAAGTTCAACATTAACAAATCCATTTTATTTATTTGAGTTTATTAATGAATGGCAAGTTGAAGAGAATCCTACAAGTATTTTCTTTACTACACCAGATATTAGTGATTATACTGAACGTTATAATTTATTTCAAATAACAGAATCAATTACTGGGTCAACAACAGGTGGAACCAATGTAGCTTTATCACTTACTAATGGTCAATACAAATATAATGTATATGAAGCTTCAGCTTCAACATTATCTATATCAGCAACAACAGGCGTTATTATTGAATCTGGAAGACAAGTAGTTGGAGATGTAATTCAAACACTTAATAACAATACAAACAATTCTCCTTCAATGGGGATTTATGATTAATTAATATATTATGGCAAAATTTTTAGGATTTAATATCACAAGAAATACAGCGGCTCCAGTACTTATTGAAGGTGCTGATTCAACTCAAGGTTATCACTCATTCTCAACTCCATTTGGTACAGTTGGTAGAGGTGATTTATCTAAACCATTTGTATCTGGTGCTTACTTAGGTGAGGGTGGATATGTGCGTTTTGGTACTGACAATCTTTACCCACAAATAATCAATCAGATGTATTATACATCTCCACTTAATTCAGCAATTATCAACTTAAAAGTAAATGCAGCTGTTGGTGGTGGATTCGAAATTCAAGATGGAGCATTAGATGGTAAAGGTAAAGTTGAAGAATATACTTTCATTAAGAAAAATAAGGTTAAAAAATTACTTAAAACAATCACTCGTAACTATGTTATGCACGGTGCTGTTTATGTATGTATTCATTTCAACGATAAAAACGAACCAACACACTTCGATTTAATTCCATCTGAAAAAGTAAGAAATAATAAACTAAGAAATATGTTCTATATTTCTGAAGATTGGTCAAGAGGTATGTATACTGAAGCTGTTAAGCTTTATAACCCATTATGTAAAGATAAGAAACAAATCTTGGTATTGGAATTAGATGCTCCAGGTCAAGATTATTACCCAATCCCATCTTACACAACAGCTTTCAACTGGTGTTTCCTTGATGGTCAAATGTCATACTTACACAAATCTAATATTCAAAATAGTATCTTCCCATCATTTGCGTTGATGTTACCAAAGATTCCAGCAAGCAAGGAAGAAGAGCAATCAATTGCTAATACTCTTGAGAAAGCTAAGGGTGCTGGTGAAGCTGGTAAAGCTATTGTATTCGCTGCTAACGGTAAAGATAACTTACCAGAGTTGGTTTCAATCCCAACAAATGATAATGATAAATTATTCTTACAAACTGATGAGAGAATCGACTTGAAGATTTCACAGGCTCACGAGATTGACCCATTATTAGCTGGTATCAGAACTTCTGGTAAATTAGGTAGTGGAACTGATATTAAACAAGCATATACAATCTTTGAGAAGAATGTAATCACACCAATCCGTGAAGATGTTGAATCATTTATGGATGAGTTAATGTTGATATTCAATGTAACTGGTGAATTTAAAATAAAATCATACCAAATTATAAATGATATAATTGTAGAAACAACTAAAACTGAAGAATAATGAAATACTTTGTAACCGAAAACTATCTTAAGGTAGTAACAGCTATTAATCCAAACATTCAAGTGGAGCACCTTGTGCCATTCACAAAGACTGTTGCTGAAATGTGGACAAGACCAATTCTTGGCCTTTATTTCTATGATTATTTATTAGCTGCATATAACGCTCAAACACTTACGTCTGACGAAGAAACTCTTGTTGGATATATTCAGAGTGGTATCGCTTGGAGAAGTGCTTCAGAAGCTGTTATTTCAACGTCATATCAAATTACACAGAAGGGTGTACAAAAACAAAACTCTGATAACTCAGAATCTGCTGAATTTAATGAGATAGCAATGGTTCAAGGTATGTATATCCAAAAGGCTGAGTTCTATGAATCATTCCTTGTTAAGTGGTTGAAAGAAAATAAGGATTTATTTCCTAACTTTACAAGTCTTTTAAATAAAGATAGTATAATTAAACCACAAGTTGGTGATAATTTCAACGGATACTTCAGAATAATATAATAATATAATAAATAATAACCAACAAAATGTTCGAAATACTAATATTACTTGCAAAAAGTGTTCCAGTTGTGGCCATATTATGGCTTGTGATTGACTATCTTGTTAAAGAGAAGAAATCATATGTAAAAAAGATTGATGAATTACAAGATGAATTAAGAAAGAATGAACGTCAATCACTTGAGGTGATGAATCGTTTAACTGGTGTTCTTGATAAATTACTTGAGAATTCTGCTGAAGATAAACACGAAATTCTTAAAGAGATAGCTGCTCTTCATAAAGATATTGCTAAGAAATTAAACGATATTAAAAAATCATAATTATGAAGACAAGTAAGGTTTTAAAACAAATAAAAGCTGATGTTATCAAGAAGTTTGATGAATTGGGTATATCAGCACATACTGACGATGTTGAAATAGTATGTACAGATAAAGATTGTTTATTAGATTCTATATTTAATAAGATGGATGAAATCATTAATAAAAAAAATGAAAACAATACAAGTAAGTTTACAAGAAATTTGGCAACAAACAAAATCTAAGATACATAAATCTAAAAAGATTTATTCAAGGAAGAATAACAAAAATAAAAAAGAGTTTTATGAAAGATAAATTAAAAGAAATTAAAGATAGATTTAAGGCTGAGAGCCCATCATTCTTCAAAAAGATAACCAATGTAATGATTGGTATAGGTGCAGTTGGTTTAGCTATTGTATCTGCTCCAGTTGCATTACCAGCAGCGTTGGTTACAGCAGCTGGATATGCTATTGTAATCGGAACAACTGGTGCTGCAATATCAAAACTAACAAAAAAATAAAAGTTTTAAAATGATTACAACAAAACAATTAATAGCAAAATATGGTAAAGCTACAATTGGTGGAGAAAAATATCTTGTCTCAATTGATTTACCATATCCAATGAGATTAGCTTGGGATATTAAAACATCAGTAACTAAAATGAGATGTCATACATTAGTTGCTGATAAATTTAAAGCTGTATTTAAAGAACTTTTAGATACATATGGGTATGATAAGATAGTTGAGTTAGGAATAGACCTTTACGGTGGATGTTTTAACTATAGAAAAATGAGAGGTGGAACTGATTGGTCCAGACATTCTTGGGGTGTTGCAATTGATTTGGACCCAGTAAGAAATCAATTAAAGGAAACATCAAAGACTGCAAGATTTGCAAGAGCCGAATATAATCAAATGATTGATATATTTTATAAGCACGGATTTGTATCATTAGGTCGTGAAAAGAATTATGATTGGATGCACTTTGAGATTAAAGAATAATAAAAAAGGCTCCAATTGGAGCCTTAATTATTTGATGATGTCAACAATCCTAATATCATCACCAAGATATAAATCAAATAAACAGGAATTAATTGTTATTTAATAAAAGTATAGGTTGTTCCTTTTTTTGAATCTATTAATAGATTATCTTTATATAATTTATAATTCATTTCTGCTGGATGCCAATATGTTGAATCATCTGATATAACATCAAATCCAGATTTACCTATAACTTTAATTTCTTTTGTAAAATCAACATTAACAGCTTTTGAAGATGTTTCTTGAGTAACTCCATTTATGTTGGTATATTTTATTGTATATTCAAGTTTAACTACTGGATTAAGTTCATCTATTTTAAGTTCTAAGGTTGAACCATTATTAAGTCTTGGTTGAATAATTTCTTTTTTACAAGAAAACGTTACCAACGCTAAAGCTATTATTAAAAGTATTTTTTTCATATTATTTATTTTATTTGTTTATATATTGCAAAGGTACGAATAATATTTTAATCTACCAAATTTATTTTCATTTATTTTTAATAAATTAATATTTCACCTTCAACCATCTGGTCACAGATAAGTAATCTAACACCAAATATCTTTTTAAAACCATCGTGTCCTTGAGTTAAAAAACAATTATCATAGTATGTTGATGAAATTGTCATAGCAATCATTTGGTAACTTCTATAATCAATTAAAACAACGTTAGGTTCTCTTCTATTACAACGATATAATCTATCAATACTATCGTTAATTCTTCTAATAAGTGATTCACCTATTTCTTTTTCTTGTTGATATATTCTATCTAAATGTACTAAATTTGCCATTGTATTTATTTTACTTGAAGTTAATAATAGAATCAACCATTATTAACTTTTCTTTTATTTAACCTAACATAAACAAAAAAAGTGTTTTTAAGATTCTTGTGTTAACCAGAAATCTTCCATCATTTGTTGATAAAGATATTCTGATTCCAATTGTTCAATTTGTTCTTGTGTTAATTCTTGTTCCATTGCATTTTTAAATTAATGTTTTTAAATCCTCTATCAACTGTATCAATAAGCTTAGCTTGAGTTTCTTGCATCATTTGCAATTGATTAAAGATTTCTTTTATCTCATTATCTTCAACCTCTTGTTTAACTACCTCATCATTGATTAAGTTATTTATATACTTCTGAGCACCTATCTTGGTTTTGCAATATTGAAATGGAATGTAAACCATAATGCTACTACCTGTTGATATGTTAACACCAATTTCAATAGATAAATCTATTTTGTTATTGAAATGTTGTTTAAATGTTTTTGCTGGAATCAATTTAATTGATTCGTAAGCTTTTTCTAATTGTTCTTTTGTTTCCATAATTTCTATCTGTTTATAATAAATATCTAATACATTACAAAACTACTAATAAAGCTTTAATAAATCCACTATTTTAACACATTATTGAACGAATGGTAGTTTCTATTGATTTAATGGTTAATATTTATCTTTTTTAATGTACCTATTTGTATAACTACATAATGGTTGAATATTTGTATAATGGTTTAGTCTAATTATTTCATCTTCTGTTGTAGCTGATGATATAGGTTCAATATGGTCAATATCCCAACCAAAATTTAATTCACCATTATAAAGTCCGTGGTTATTCCAATTCATCCAATGAAGAAATTTAGATTCTAAATATTTTTTAAATTCAACTATACTACATCCCAATATAAATTCAGTTCTATGACATTTTTTATTACCATTTCTTTTAAATGATTGAGATATATTACATCTTATTTTTGATTTAAGGTTAAAAATAATATCAGTTTTTCTTCTATTAATAATATATTTAACTGAATTTAATTTACATTTCTCAAGATTTTTTTCTCTATATTCTTTATCTCTCAATTTATATTTATCAATATTTTTATTTCTATGTTCTTTATTGTATAATTTAATTTTAAGTTTTTCTTCATCAGTCAAGTTATCTCTTTTAATTTTAGCTTTTTCTTTAATTTTAATTTTATTATTTTCATAATATTTTTTAGCTAAAATATTATTTTTTTCTTTTATTTCCATAATTATTTAGTGTTTTTTATAGTATGAATCAACATATATCTCTTCATTTATTAACCAATCTTTAGGTTTGATACTACCAAGTAGTGGTTTCAATTCTTTAATATCTTGTGAACAGAATCCACTACAAGATTTACCTTTGAATTTAGATGTTGAAATTAGCTCTTCTGCTGCATTTATTTCATCAATTTGTATAAGTGTGCCACCAACCTTCTTTGAGTATGTTAGAAGTAAATAATTCACTTGTGATTGTAATTTAATAACTACAACGTATTCTTCATTATGAAGTGCTTTAGCTTTTTCTTTTGCTGTATCAATTAAAGATTGTATTTCTGGTGATTTCATATTGTTTTGTATTTAATAGTTGGGCCGCATGTGCGGCCCATATTATTTTATTTTTGTAATTGTTTGTTTGTATAGTTCTTCTGTTTTTTTATAGAATTCAAGAGTATGACCTAATGATGGGTAAAGTAAATGACAATACTCGTGACAGATAACCCACTTAACAAATTGATTGTGATTCTTAACATTATTTCTCATAAATTCTTGTTCTCGCTTATATCCACTTAAATAATGACCATCATCAACATATAAAAGATTAAATGATAATTGAATAAGGTTTTCAGTTTTACGTGCGTTAGCATTTATACCTGTAGGTAATTCAACGACATCATATGTTGCTTCTTTATTTTTAAGTGTTTCTTTAACATACGCTTCAAGTTTTAAAACTTTAATATCGGTTCTTTTTTTGAAATAGTTTATATGATGATTAAATCTATCTTCATATGATGTTGGAAATTTTTGGTTAAGTTCATTAATAAGTTTTTGTATTGTATTCATTTTAGTTTGTGTTAATTGCGGCCCATGGGCCGCTTGTTATTGTTATTCTCTTTATTAATAAATATGTGAGATATTACAAAAGTACTATTAACTAATTGAAAAATCTATTAATTTAACACATAAATGAGTAAAGTGTGGTACGTGTTGATTTAACGGTTATTAATGGGGCCGCCATGCGGCCCATCAATTATGCTAAGTTAAATTTTTTAATAAAACATTCCATATGGTCTAACCAAGTTGTTTTAATAAATATTATTCGTTCATAGTTTTCTTCAAGAAGTAATTGCTCTTTAAATTTGTTCAAGCTTTTAACTTCTTCTAAAACATCTTTTTTTGTTTTATAATAAATTGCTATTTCAAATTTAACTATTGTTGAATATTTACCGTTAACTATAGTTTTTTTAATTTCTTTATTTATAAATGAACCAACTAATTGATTGATTTCTTTTTCCATTTGTTTTGGT